ATGAACCAATAGAATTATCAAAACGAATACTTCTTAGTTCTTCTTTATTGCATTTGGTAAATCCATAATTATTCATAATTCTTTCAAAATAAGTGAAATTAACCAAGAATTCTGTATGTTTTTTATTAATTGATTCTTGAAATATTTCCACCGGCAAACCTAAACTAGTTTCATCGTCATCGAAATTTTCTTGTGAATATTTCTTTTTAGCACTCCAAATAACATCTCCACTATCATTTTTTTGGTAGTAGGTTTCGTTTTCTTTTAAAGGTTTTAATTTATCAAATAACTTTTTACCATCAAAACAAGTTCCAATAAAGTGTCCTTTTACAGAACAATTTTCAGCAACATTAGTCACAAAATTGTTTAATTTATCAAAATCTTCAAAGAAATAATGTGTTGCAAATTGAACTGAGACAATATTAAATCCATCTCTACCTTTTCCATGAATGTTAAATAAACCTTTGCCTATTTGATTTTTATCTTTTGTTCCTAATCCATAAATTGTTTTCATAATAGCTTTATTTTTATCATCTGAAAAAGCTTCGCCGTTTTTAATATTTTTACTTGAATCACCTTTTAGAAACATACAATCAGGAATAATTTTTCTACCTTGTTGTTTTTCATTCAAATATCTACTAGCAGCACCATCTGCTTGATTTTCAATATTATCTCTAGAATAATCTATTCCAATTACAGCAGATAATCTAGAATCAATCCATTTTGACAAATCACCTGCTTTACCAACAGCAAGGTCTATTAATGTATCACCTGGATTACTTACACGTTTAATTAAATTATGTTTAACATATCTGTTATGAAAATTTCTAAATGATTTTGTTTTAGTAATTGAATTGTGCTTACGATAGTAAACATCATTGTCTTGAATACCATCGTCAACAACAACTTCTCCTGAAAGCATTTCTTCAGTAACCGGATTATGAATTGATTTCCATACACTATTAGCTGTTTTATAATCGTTTCCAAAATTAGGTTGTCCTTTTCTATAAGCAAAAGTTTTATCATATCTAACTTTGATGGCACTCCATTTCCAACTACTAGGTGTATCAAAGTCTTTATTATATTTGAATTCAACAATTGAATCATCATCAAATACATTGCCATCTTCGGCAACCATTAATAATTTATTTCCAACTTTTTTTAAAGGAACATTTGCTATATGCCATTCACTATCTTTTGATATATTATTTGTATAAGGATAGAAAGGAACAGGATAATAATTTTTATGGTTGTATGTTTTTTTTGGTATTTCACCTGTAATCATTGTTTGTATAGGATTTAAAAATCCGTGATTTCTTTGTGAAAAACCAACCCTTAATGTTACTTCTTTATATTGTTGAAGTTCATTTACAGAAGTAGAATTGGTTCCTTCTACAAATTTGGTAAAAACCTTGTCTTTTTTTTCATCTTTATCTTTCGTTGTGTTTATTAGAAAGTCAATAGTATTATGATGAGGAGGTTTCCATTTAAATGAATGATCCCACGTTCCAGAAACTAACTTTTTATCAATTGGGGTAAATATAAGCCCATCAACTTCATATTCATAATAATTATTGTTTATTTTTTCTAATAGTTGTTGGCATTCTGAATAAATGGTAGTTTGTCTATTATCCATGAATTCTTTTAATCTAATATTAATAGGAAGTGGTTTTCCTTTTATTACATTTTCAATTTTTTTCTCATCTATAAGATTTGTATATACAGCTTTTAGTTTATCATATCTACAACCTTTTGGACTAGAATTTATATTGTAAAAATTTAAATTCATTAAATCTTCACCACTTAAGTAATAAATATCAAACATAAGGTATAAATTAATATGATTGCCCGCCTTATCATAAGGAACATATTCGCCATCAATAATAGTTTCAAAAAGGTTTTTATTTTTTGTAATACATCCAATGAATTTGACACCAAGATTAATATCTAAGAAATAAATTTTTCCATTATTTGAAATATAAAACAATTGTCTTGTTCCGTCGGCTTTTTCAGTGATTGTGTATAGGTTATTTATATTAGGAATATCATCGACAACGTTTTTTACAATGTGTTTTCTTTCTAGAGAAACAGTAGCAGGACCAACGAAATATTTTTTACTTTGTCTTTTATAAGCCATATTGTCTTCCATAAGTTTTTCTTTAGAAATTGGTTTTCTGCCTTTTTTATTTTTTGGAATTTCATCTGAAAATGTTAATTCTATATATTTTTTTGTAACTTCATTTTGTTCTGGATATGATATGGGATAATTGGAATCTTGTATTCCAGATAATATAATCTTAATACCGTCTTTCATTTTTTTGTATATATCATCTACGAAAAATTTATTTGATGTGATAGTAGTCCCATCAAAATCAGTCCATTTTGGTGTTCCAAATGTTTCAGGAACTATCATTAAACTTGGATTTACTTGTTGTAGTTCTCTCAATTTATTTTCAATATGACTATAGTTTAATTCAAGTTCTATTTCATAATGAGCGTTGTTTTCAAAAATACCACTATCTTTAATATGATAGTAAGGAACCCATATTAATCTATTTCCTACTCTTTTTACTGCAGGTTCTTTTACAACACTACAATCTATTTTAAAAGGAAAATTATCATTTACGAAAGTATATCTTTTTATATATCTAAAAATTTTAGTAGTATCTTCCCATTTTTCAATTTCACTTTTAATCCAATTACTAGTTCTATCGTCGGTTAATTCTTTTTTATTTTCATCAATAAAGTTTGTTTCAACTTTATAATTGATTTTACATTGATAATTATCGATAAAAATTGGGTCCAATGGGGGTGCTCTATCAGTTGTTTTTGTTTCAGAGTTATATGTAGTTTCATCGTTTTGTAATTTCCTAACTTTTTTGGTTATGAATACATTTTCTTTTAAATTTCCACCTGTATCAGTTATGGTTTCTGATTTACAATATTCACTTACGGCACTAATACCATTAACTTGAAATCTTAATGAAGAGGTTGTAGTTCTACCTTGTAAATTTTCAGTTCGTTGATTTATATTTAAATAATGATAACCATTATCATTTTCCATAATCCAGTTATTTGATTTAAGTTTATTTATAACATTATCAAAAGAAGTTTTTGATATTTTATTAAACTTTCCAACGCCAAATATAATTTCAAGTTCATCAAGGACATCATTATTACGCAATTTATTTCTATACGAAGAGTATATCCATTTATCCAAATAGTTAAATAATCTTTCAGTCGGAGAAATTTTTTCTTCTGAGCTCATATATATATTATAATTTATATATTATTTTAATATATTCAATTTATTAATTTAATTGTTCTTGAATTAAACTATATAACTTTTTCTTTGTGAATTTTTTTTGACCTTCAAATTCAATTTGTATTTTTAACTTTTTACAAATATCTTGTAGTTCTCCTTTTTTATAACTAGATAATGTTTTTAGTGGTTTATCAATATTATCGACAACTATTTTATTTCCTTTAATTTCATAATATTCAGGGTCTTTTTCTTTTATCCATACACCATGATTATTCTTATTTTTTTTTATATAACAAGTTTTCCAAGAAGGGTCAAATATTTTTTCATAAAATAAGATATCTGTTATGTAGATAACATTAAATTTCAATATTATGGCTAATGCTATTAAAGTTTCAAATGTTATATTGGTATCTACAGATAAATTTCCTTCCACATTTTTTAATTTTATTTTTTCATTTTTTAAAAGTTGTTTGTTATTTCTTAGTAAAGGAACAAGTGAGAATTTTTCAATTTTTTCACTAGTAAATTTATTGTTTGAAGAATATATAGCATCCATACCTTTTCTGAAAATATCTATACACCAAAATAAAGTATCACATGAACTAATCGGATAATAAAAAAGGTCTTTTCTACCAATATTAGTATTTGTATTATCTATAATCTTTTTCTCTTTGTTATTAATAGTTGGAATATTATTCAAAATATTAGTAATATTTGCGTTATTCAACATGTAGCAAGATAAAGAACTTAACATATTTTCTGTATTATTCATTAAATAATAAAGGAAATATCTATTTAATACATTTTAATATATATATTATTTTTCTTCATTAGAAAAAAAGTTTTTCTTGTATTTTTTTTTGATTTTTTCTACATCATTCAACGTCTTTTCTTGTTTATTTATATATTTTAAAAAATCATTTATTTCTTTTTGTATTTTTGGTGATAAATTAGATATATTAATAAAACATCCGTTTCTATTTTCAGAAACATTAATATTATACTTTAAAAAAATTTCAAGAATTTTCTTGTGGTGTATATCATCTATATTTTCAATCCTTTTTTTCAAATCCAATAGGTCTGCACTCATTTATATTCATATAAAAATTATATTTAAGTTTTTATTTTATATTTAATTTTTTCATTCCAACTATTTTATCCAGCTCACCTAATATTGAAACGAAATCGTCATTTAATTGATATCTAATGCCAATAACCTTAGCACTTATAATATCATTCTCTTTTACTTTATTATAAGTGTCATTTTTTGTATGATGTTCCCTAGCAATAAATATAGTCAATGGAGATTCTTCGTTATCAATAACAGCCCTAATTCCAGCTTTTGTTTTATTTTTAACTAAACATTTTATTAGCATACCTTCACAAGGTTTACATATGAAACATTCAAAAGAAACAACAAAATTTACATAAGAACCTTCGATTACTCCAGCAGAATATGTTATTACTTGTATTGATTTATTTTTTATATAACCTTCTGTTGAACATTTTCCTTCTAAATTATTTTGCAGCGAAACTAACAAATTTTTTTTTAGATTTCCTCCTAGTAAATCAAATGATAATACTACTTTCCTTTGTAATATACTTTTAATATATATACCGGTTCTTGATTTCTTTCTCGAAGATGAGTTGCTTGATGCCATAATATAATTTAAATATATAATTATATTTTTAATTCAATTAATTATAATTATATGCTTTTTATTTGAACTATTAAATCATCTAGATTTTTAATATCATTATCTTTTTGTATTTTATTTACATCATCAAAGGTATAATTATCCCCCTTTATTGATTGTAATTCTTTACCCTTTTTTTTCTTTAATTTATCTTTCTTTAAATAAGCAGGAAACTTAGATATATTAAACAATACAGAATTTACTGAATTAACAAACCATATTTTTTCATTTTCTCCTTCTTCTTCTCTTAATTGATAAAATCTGTATAACAGTTCTATAATTATTTCTAATAAATTATCAATATTTGGAATATTTTCAATTCTTTCAATTTCTTCGTCTTTCAAATCTTCTCCTATAAATAGTTCTTCATCTTCTTCATATTCATTAGACTCTTTTATATCTATATATAAATTCATCAATCTTACTTTTCCACCTGCTATTTTATTTAATTTTTCTCCCTTGCTTATGTTAGATAAATCTTGGATGTATTTTATTTTGAATATTAGTTCCCCACTTTTATTATGGTTTAATATTCCGATTATTTCTTGGTTTTCTAATTTTTTTAAATCCAAATTATATAGATTTCTTGCTACTTTTGTAATCGATTCGTCGCTCATTTTATTTTTTGAATTGCTCTTTGTTACAATAGTTTTATTTTTGAAATCGGGTAATAAATAACTAGTATCTATTTTGTATTTTTCAAAAAATTGATTAACAATCAGCGACAAATTTTCTGAAAGTTTATCTTTATTATCAAATAATATACGTTTTTTCCTTATAGAAATTTTTTCAATGATAGAATGAAAAGCTATTTCTTTAAAAAGACTGCGGAATTTTTCTTTAATAAATGTTTTAATTGCTAAATTAATACAACTATAAATATTTTTACATTCTTCTTCTATTGGATTATAAACAGTCAAATATAACTGTTCTATATTTTCAATAATATCTTCGTCTTTTGTAATGTCGATTAAATTTGATCTATAACTATATTGAATATTATCTGGTTTATAATAAAATGGAACTTTTTTAGTATATAAAGATTCAATAGGCATTTCTAAATCAATTGGATGGAAAAAATATAAATTACCAATTTCAACGATTTTACCCTTTTTGCCATATATATCTTCCAATAATTCGTTGCTTTCTATCATTAAAAATTCTATTGCTTGGTATATTTGTGAATTGGTATAATTTGCAGAACCTTTTACATAAGATAATAATTCTGATTTTGTAAAAACATATCTTTCTTTAAATAATAATTTAATTCTTTCAATTATTTTATCAATACTCATAATAATAAAAGAATAATCAAATGTAGTTGAATCGCTAAAATCACCTTTAAAATCATCTACATTGCATTTATAATTGCAGTTTTGATAATCACATATTAAAGAATTATTGCGATGACCGATTTTGAAAGTATTTTTGACATGATTTGCCGATTGTTGATAAGAAATATCTATCATTACATTTTTATTCATAAAATCTTGGGATAGATTTTGCTGACTTTCATTTAATACACAATCTACAGAATTTTGTTTCAAAACTCTAGTTACATTTCCTATTTCTAATGCTTTCTTTTCTGCTAATCTATAAACATATAAATCAATAATTTCAGTTTCATTATCAATATATGAACCGTGCAAGAATATTAAACAATTTCTTTTTTCAAACTTTAATTCACAATGAGATTTATATCTAATACCTCTACCTTCTATTTGTCCTGTCCTATATAAATTAAACCAAGGTTCCAATATATGAACTTGCCTTACATTTTTGAAATCTAATCCTTCGGATGCTGCCTCTGATATTATAATTACTTTAATTAACTCGCCTTTTTTATTTCTACTAGAAGTACAATCGATATAATTTTTTTTATCATTTTTTGACAAGTTAGTATCACCTGTCAACATAATATAATTACCTTTTTTGTCATTTTTAGTTACGTGATCTTTATGTAAAATATTATCTTCATTGTATTTGTCAAATCCCATTTCTTCCAAAGCACAGGCAAGTGGTACACAACCACCAGCAATAAAATTAGAATACAAAATGATAATACCTTCAGATTTTTCTATAATATTCATAATGTTAAATATTTTTTTGCTATATAATTTTAGATTTTCTCTATTAAATAGATTTTTATATATACCAGATTTGTATTTTAAGTTTTTATATTTTTTCACTTCCTTTTCTGTGGAATTAAAACAATTAATCAATCCTTTAATACCGGAAATTTTAGTGAATATAGCATCTGTTTCCTGGTCGGTTTCAAAATCTCTATGTGGAAAACAAAAATTAGTTAATTGTAATGGTGTAGTTATTAATGTATAGTTTAATGATTTTCCTTTGGCTCTAAAAATATCACTTGTTTTATTCAAGTATTCGATATATCTACTGTAATATTTCCATTGAGTTTCTTCCATATTATTCATAAACAAATCTAAATTTTGTATTGTATTATCAATATCAGCCCCATTTACCTGTAATTTGGGATAATAATTTTCATTATCTTCCATTAATTTTTTTAATGAATTTTCTTTTATTAAATTTCCATCTGGTAAATTAATATCATAAGGATATAATCTAAATGGAAATGAAAATGGATCTTCACCTTGAAGAGAACTAATATATCCAGTTGATTTTTTTATTAATAAATCTTCACCTGTTTCAGTAAAATTTCCATCACTATCAAATATATCACTAACAGAAACAGTATATCTATTATCATTCCTATTTAATAAATTTAATATCCAAATAATTTCAGAATAGTGATTAAACATAGGAGTTCCTGTAAGTAATAATAATTTCATATTTTCAGTATATGTCACTAAATCAAGGAAATTTTGAGAAGTTTTTTTTAATCCTTTTATTTCACTATCGGGTCTAATATTATGAACTTCATCTATAATTATTAATGTGTTGTTAAATCGTTGTCTAAGAGCTTTTAACTTATTTTTTTTCATACCTTCAATTGTATCGATTTTATTTAATTGAAATTGTTTTACTACTTTGCTAATTTCATTAGAAAATTCAACATAACCATAAAATTTATAATATTTTTTAATGAGTTTTTTAATTTGTTTGACAAGTATTTGCTTGGCTTCTTCTTCATCTAATTCTGAATATTTTGAATCTTTTGTAAATACAATTTCATTTATAAAATTATTGCCAGCACAAGATTTAATATTC